GGCCTAAAGCCATAACTAGCAGTTAATAAAGCTCTGCTCAGCTTAACAAGTTGCCTTGTTACCATATATAAGAAATTATATATGTCATGCTCTCTGTGAAAAGAGATTCCATGATATTCACTCATAGTAACTTGCGTTTGACTCCGCAAAGAGTGGAGTTGAGGTTAATATCTTAATAATAACCACTACTTCTCAAGGTTCTTCGGAACCACAGTCCAATATATATAATATTAAACTATGTTACACAATATTGAAATCATCTTAAGATGGATTTCTAATTATTGGTTTCCTAGCATACCAGAGTCTACAAGACTTGAGTTAATTACCTATTGGATTAAAATAATCCATGTTTGGGTAATTAAAAACGGACCTAAAGTTACTATCAAACGAATTAAATTAATCCGTTTGATCACCACTAGATATATTTGTGGACAACCTCTTTTGGTTAATGACCAAATGGTTGGTGTAACTCCTGACGGATTTGCTAAATCTTTCCTTCCTTTTAGAGGATTGATTGATTCAGGTAATCCTGAAGGTTTAAGATTCGCCTTGACTTGTCTGGGAATATCTCGGTCTTTTCCTACTCCTGGTCCTATAGATTATTCAACTATAGAAAAACCATGGGTTGGTAAGTACAAGAAGTTTAATGATGATAAATTCATTAAAATCTTCGTGCAAGACTTCAGTGGTCATTTCAACCCTTTAGTCGATAGACCGTCACCTCATCAAGCCTTTTTAAGCTTGAAGTCAGGACCTTTAGCAGGTCCTGCGATCTTAGCAGCTCAAGTAGCTGCGTCCCGTTTTACGGGTGCAAACCTTTGGGGTTTAGCAGGGATCGGAGGTGATTCCTTTATGAATTGGGTTAAAGCTCTTAAGATGAGCGTAAAGATCAACCAAGTTGGTCCTTACAAGTTTTCGAAAGAAGATATCTCCTTAAGAAAGATGTCGTGGGGGAATCGTAGATTCATCCACATCTCTGATCCAGAGATGAAACATCGAATTGTTGGTTGTTATGATTATATATCACAACTAGCCTTCAACCCACTTTCCGAGTGGTTGTTTAATTGTCTAAGAAATATTCCTTATGACAGAACTTTCACTCAGGATCCCATAATAAAAGACAAGGATAACATTAATAGTTATCATTCACTTGATCTAAGTGCAGCTACTGACAGATTTCCAATTGACTTACAAGTTCAATTGCTTTCCGAAATAGCGGGACCGTTTTATGCGGCCTGCTGGAAAAATCTTATGGTAGCAGAACCATTTGTTGCTCACGATTTCCTTAAAGAAGGAATTGTGTGGAAGAAAATCTTCTACTCGGTGGGGCAACCGATGGGTGCACGATCCTCATGGGCCATGTTCACGCTGACACACCATTTGGTGGTTCAGTACGCAGCATATCAGAATGATTGCTATCCCTTCAAGAAATATATTCTTTTAGGTGATGACATTGTTATCTATGATAATAATGTTGCCGAAACATATAAAGCCATTATGAGTGATCTAGGTGTGGAGATATCTCCATCCAAATCCCATGTATCGAAAGATACTTATGAATTTGCAAAACGTTGGTTCCGTAATGGAATCGAAGTTTCACCTATTCCGGTTTCAGGTTTTGTAAGCAATTTTGGAAATCCGAAATTGTTATATAGTCAGATCATGGATCTGCTCTACCAAAACCGTGGACCTAGATCAATAGTGTCATCAATAGACCTAGCCGTGTCCTTAATTTCACAATTAAGAATTGACAAGACTCTCCAATTTGATTGGGGTTTCTATGGCCATTGGTTTTATGATAAGTTACAATGTGACTTAAAGTATACCAAATCTGAAATTAAATACTTCAGACGGTGTTTCGAGGAACTAAATTTAGTTTATCGAAATACTAAAGTCTTTGATGCGCAGGCAACAAGAAGATTCATGTGTGAATCTTCTTGTGGGAACGATTACTCGTTACCCCACAGTGATGCAACTCTAGCCCAAGAATGGATTAGAACATCATCTGGTGTCGTGAATTCTATGGCAATGTCTGTAGTGAAGAAATTAACCGATTTTTACGGTAATTTCAAAAAAGTCTACCCTGAAGTTACTAATACAGTAGCTACAGTTAGTGGGCAAACCCCAATGGAATTACATCCGTTGACTTATGCTGTTTATAACAGTATAAAGACTTTTTCAGATATGAATAAAAAGTTGGGTTATACTACAGATTTGATGAAGCAATTGGAGACTGTAACTGTTCTTAATTTAGATCAGTTGAGTAGTCACCAGCGAACATCCATTGAAATGGTGTTCACTTTCTCCACTTTAGGAAGAAAATTGCGTAATCAAATTAAATCGGATCCCTTTTTAATAATAGCTAAAGCCCGAACTATGCAGTTTGGTGCTTCACTATTTGGTATTCAATTGCAAATGCAACGTGAATATCCGGTATTAAAGAGAAATCGATAATGGTTATCCAGTCGGAATAGTGACTGCGCGACCCTTGAAAAGGTCCCTGCCGGCTATTCTGTCCTGGCCAATAG